ATGCAGAATCTGACATAATTTTTTGCCATATTTATGGGCCAAATTCTGTCTTTACGACCAAATGAAAAAAATCCTGGAATTTTTATATGAAACCTATTGACAAATATTGGCCAATATGCTTCTATATAAGGGCTATTGACATTACGATGCACATATGGTATCGCATGTTCCATTACATAGATATATTTAACTATATATAATGATAGTATTTGATGTGTAATTGATAGTATGATTCTCCACTATGCTCCACTATGCTCCACTATATAAGCCTCTAGGAGGCTCATAGAAGGGAGATAAATGGGAGGGGGATATAGGAGTTAAGAGCTAATTGCCACGTATGTTGGCATTGTAATATGTGCCTCCACCAGCATCAAATTCAAGTAATGTATCTGAATCTAATTGATAGTTGGCAGATCCACCTCTATTAAAATTAATATCAACTTCATAGGCATCTGACTCTGGGTCATATTCATATTCAATATCTCCCATACTAGATCCAATTGATCCAGATGCACCCATCTCTTCAACATTATCTATGTCTTCTTCATCTATATCTGTTATGTCTACATTAAGCTCATCAGCAGTATTTATTACGTCTTCCCACCGATTTTTATCAAAGTTAGAATAAAGATAATCAGCCTCTTCTATAGATATCTTAAATCTTTCAGAAATAGCAATAATTTCTTGCTCTTTATCATATTCGACTGCTTTAAGTATATCAGCTATCATAATCTTCTTCATTGGTCTATTGTATCATTTCTTGGGTTTCCCCGCCTTTATTCAAAATCTATCTGGGACTCAAACATAGCTTCAGGTGTAGGAATCGGACCTACATTATCAGTTTCGGAAACTGCTCTACGGCCATTATAGGAACCTGAATTGTCCCGTTCATCATCCATGGTACCACAGATTACACAGGTTATTTGACCGTCAAGGTCTAACTGAAATTCGTGATCATGTGGCATTAGTATCCACCCAGGCATTCATTACGAGTGTGATATAGCCTAATTTTATTCATTATCTTCTTATTAGGAGCATAAAGCTCTTCCCCACAGCAAGCAGTCTTTAGGTACCATTCTTTAGCAAAGAAGTCATACTGCATACCCTTAAAATTGGCATACTTGTGCGCCACAAATGTAGCAAATGGATCAGGGATTTCTAAGGACTGTAGCATATAGTCAGTATAGCATTTAAGTCAGGTACTGACAATAGGGCTTCTACTTTTCGACTTCACTAATTGCGGTCAAATTTTCATGATATTGTAGATGATAATCTCTTAATTGATAAGTTACTGAGCAGTAGCATATAGGACAATTTGTGATCCATTGGGACTTATCTTCCCATTGCTTACTCAATAGACTATGAACTCAATCCCTTAAATGAATGACAGGCACATACGCCTACTACTTTATATGAATCTTTATCTACTTCTGCTAGATCATTATACTTAGCTATAGCTTGGCAGTAATGGCATTTATCTTTAGTTTCCGCCGCCTCTAAATAGGCCTCAAAGTTATCTAATATACCCATATCCATATTGTACCATATTGTCCGATTTGTAGGGATACTGGGATTTGAACCCAGAATCTATTGTATATAAGACAAGTGCTTTAACCAGATTAAGCTATATCCCCTAGGAATTAGCTAAATATATAAGAAATAGTACCAATGATAAACACTATCACTGTTACTATGGTTATTGCAATTATTGTCTTCATCTTACGTCCTTTAATTGATCTTAATATATCTTGTGTCAATATGACCATGAGTTAGTATCTCATTATGTGAGATAGTAACTTCTTTATCTTCATTCTTCCAGTGTATAAAGGATTTAATATAGACTACACCATATGCAATTGCTGCAAATATGAACCCATACTGCTTAGTTGTTACAGCATATACGATCCATAAGCATTCATTTAGGAGTAATACCAGCCATCCCCATATGGTCTTACGACCAACAAAAAAGATGCCTGTTACTCCAATTGCTGCTAATACATATGACCACATTACTTCATTATCCTCTTTATCTCATAAAAACAATTAGGGCATTCCCCAATATATAAACGCTTGCCCGAATCTAATTCTTCTATAGTTTTAAGCTTGCCCAGTACATTCTTTTTGCATAATACACAGTATGCATCAATCATAACTGTCATATTCTTGCCACGTAGTGACTAAATGGGCTTCTACTTTTCCGCTTCACTTTTTGCGGCCTATATACATTAATTATTCTTTAATTGCAAGTATATGCTTAGTGTTTAGCAATATATACTTTTCCCCATCAGTATCTTCAATATCGATACCGCTGTTTCTATTGTAATACACTGTATCGTTGACCGATAGACCACTAATTGGAATAAGCTCACCCTTGTAGTTGTACTCGCCTTCTCCGACCTCTAGGATCTTTCCAGTTCGTAATGAGGACTCATTAAAGGCAGCAGACAGAACAATTCCAGATGTAGTTGTTCTGTCCTCGATCTTATCCTCTTTAACTAAAAGTAGGTTTCCGTATGGCTTTATCATATTATTCTCTCTCTTGTGTGTGTATTGGAAAATTTAAAGTGGCTCTAGAAGAGTTTGATGTTACTCTATGTACCGCACCTTTGGGGACCAGTAGCAAGTCTCCTTCTTCTAGAAGTATGGAATCTGTGATATCTTTTTTGTCTTCAGTATACATATCCCAGGTGCTAGATCCCTTTACCTGTAGTACAACTGCATCCCAGGGGTCATCGTGTACTTCAGATACATATTCAGTAGCAAATAAATTACAGAAGAATTGAACAGAAGTTCTTTCATCTGTAGATCCAAAAGATCTATCAATTTCTTTTATAGATTGATTGATTTCATTTACTGAAATTGGCATTTGTGATATAAATTGAACGTATCCTATTGTTCTTATGATTGAAGCAACATCATTTTGATAAACATATTTATCTTGTGAGTAGTTTTTATTTGCATTTACATAGGTGTCTGATCCCGTATGTAATGATTGGTTAATTAGATCTATCATACTATCCCAGGAAACATCTAGGTCTTTAAATGATTTTATATGAAGCACCTTGTTGGAAGATCTATTTTCTTTCCACTTAATCATATCTATAACTTTATTCACGGGATTCCATTTTCTCTAATTCTGAAGCAGCATCCGCAAAGTTTGCCTCTGGGATATCATTAAAATAATACTTTCCAGTATCTGGGTTTTGAGACCATGCTCTATACCCATCCGCATCTGGATAAAATGAAGCTCCTGTTTTCATTGCTTCTGGGTCATTTAAAATGCTATCTATATAATCATAGAAATGAACTTCGTTAAAGATATGATCCCTTAGTCGAGTCCATCCAAATATTCTGTTAGCCAGCCATTCAATCATCTTTAGGATCCTTTTCCCATGTAAGTTTTCCATCTTTATATACAGGCCAATATCCTAATGAACGCCAGTCCATTTTCATAATTTTAGGTTCTTTATTTGGCATACACCTATTATAGTAAATAAGAATATGATTGTCAATAGCTATCTGTATCTTAAACCAGTTATGCCTTCTTCTCGTTCTTTCTGCACATCTTCTGGGTTTTCCCACTTAAATCCATTAATTGGGGTCATCCATTCTTTCAAACTCTTAGTTTCTTTTGCTCTTTCAATTTGTGCATTATATTCATCTGATTTGTAGTTATAAAATGTTCCTGGATTAGATGAGGCTGGTAATACAAAGTTAGAAAATGCATACCTTATACCACTTGATACAGCATCAACTCCATGTGCGTAGTCATTATGAGCTCCGTGTATGACTAGGTCACCACGTCCTGGCTTAATTCTAAGCTCGTTACCTTCTTCTATTGGCTTGCTTGCTCCAATCCATGATCCCTCACTGTTTACGTGTGGATAAAAGATTTCCCCACCTTCAAATTCACCAAAGTATATAACTAATCCGTAATGTAGCCTACAGCAGGTGTTCCATCTATCTTCTGAAATCAGCTTAGATGATTCTATGTCACAGGTCCCACAGACTGGCCCACAGCCCTCGTGTGGCTCTCCTGGGGCATCAGAGTGTATGAACATGCCCTCCTGATCAGGTCTAGACACAAGCAGGTAAGACTGTGGGTGCATCACAAGTTCTGGATAAATTAACTCACTAGCCATCTCCCAAACGTCTAATAGTTCAGGTATTGTATCTGTGCTTCTAGAGTTATACCATTCAAGATTATGATCAATACTTTTAGCGTCTCCGCCCTTATACTTAACTATATTTTCTATTTTTTCCAAAAGCTCACCATTAATAAAGTTTTTATAAATCCATATTTTAGGAGCAATTTGTTCTATATTTGGGTTATCTGTAAACATATTTAAATTATACCATTTCCAGTGCTGTCTCGTATATCCTTTTTAGATACCTTCATCATAACCTTGCCGTCTGGCCTGTAGGTTGCTATAGCCAATCCTTCTGGGAAATCTCCAACTAAAGTTAAATCCATTTTTCTTGCAATTTCAAGTAAAATTAATTGAGACTGAATAACAGCAAATTGATAACCTATACATTTACGAGGCCCAATATTAAATGGCCAGAATGCTCCATCAGGTAAAGATTCCTCTAGGTTATTATCCCATCTCATAATGTCAAAAGTTTCAGGATTTGGAAAATATTTTTCGCTTCTGTGGGTTACAAATGAGCTTAATACAATATTTGTACCTGCTTTTATTTCGATATCTCCTATTTTTGTGTCAACTATTGCTTTACGAGGACTATACCAAACTGGAGGATAAAGTCTTAAAGATTCATTTATTGCAAAATTTGATATCTTGGAATCTTTAATGTTTGCAACTATATTATGTTTATTTATTCCTATAAGGGACTCAGCCTCTTTATTTAGATCTCCCCAATTTTTTTCATCTTCTGCAACGTTTGCTAAAGCCCAAACTAATGTGCTTGCTGTTGTTTCATGACCTGCTAATAACATAGTTATAACATGATCAGTTATATCTTGATAAGAAAGATTTCCATCTTTTTGTGCAGCAAGTATTAGTAAATCAATAAAGTCTTCATCCTCAGACTCATTATTCATTCTATTTTGAATTACAGTCTCCATTAATTTATTTAATCTGCTCAATATTAAATCAAAATCACCATCTTTAAATCCTACAGATGGGGAAGCTTTTTCTAGTATCGTAAAGAAAATTTCTTTTAAGTCTTCAGCATTCTCCAGCATATCATCATTAAACAATGTGTTTGTTAAAATCTTATAAGATAGGTCTATCATTTCTTCGTTTATATCTATAACATCTTTCTCAAGCCACTTGTTAGTCTCTTCTTCTATTATAGATAAGGCTTTATTTAAATATGAGTTAATTTTATTTACATGAAAGCTAGGGTTAATAATTCTTCTATGTTGTAGGTGTATTGGCTCTTCTGTAGTGATCAATCCATTACCTAAAGCCTGCCTCATAACATGCCATCCGCCAGATTTTACAAAGTTCTTGTATTTTTTTACAAACACTTCATTAACAAACTCAGCATCAAAAGCAAAAACATATGTTTTTATCGGAGCTTGGCCTGCTCTAGTTGTATGCACCTCTGTAGAAAAAAGGTCTCCGTATTTTTTTTGTAGTGAAACGAGATACTCTGGCCCAACCTCTTTTAAGCTTTCAGTCATTGTTTTCATATTTTTAACCATGATCCTATTCTACCAGATACAACCTTACTTCTTAAAATAGATGAGTATATTGGATGAGGGGTAGCACTTCCCATATACTCCTCCCCAGTTTCCATGTCAATTATTTTCCATTTGCCTGGAGATTTAGTGTGAATAATTAAATCAACTGGAGTATCAAAAGATTCAGCAGAAGAACCATCCTTTAGATTTCTAATTTTCATACACACCATTATCTATAAATATAGACTGCCCATTGACAGATTTTGAATTCTTGATTAAATAGCATACTAAATCTGACACTTCTTCTGGACCTCCTAGGTATGCTTTATTTATGTTTTCAGAAAAAATAATCTTTATAATTTCTTTATCTATATAGTTTTCTGTCATACCAGTAGTGGTGAGAGATGGGTGAACTACATTTATTCTTGCATTGCTATTATTTTTAATAAATCTTCTTGACCAAAAATTAAGTGCTAATTTGCAAGATGCATATACCTCTGTGTCAGTAAGACGATTTTCTTTTGAATAAGATATTGCTTCTTCTTCTTTATCGTCCAACAGCAAAGATATAAGATCATTATTTGTTTTAGCATGTGTATATATAATAGAGCCTATCAGTATTGCATTAACATTACCATACTGCTTATATAATGACTCTACAAGCCTAACTGATCCAAAATAATTAAGTGGTATTGTATCTTTGCCACCAATTACTCCAGCGCTGGTTACTACTCCATCTATCTGCGTGCCTAATATAGATAACTGTTTTACTAAATCTTCTACATTATCATTAATAGATAAGTCGCAAACAATGTCAGATGGCAGAATGTCTATGCCTAATGCTTTATCTGACATACTTAAGGAATTGTATATAGCTTTGCCAATTCCAGAAGCCGATCCTGTTACAACATACATCTTATGTCCTTAATATTTAAAAAGGTAGGGCTTCTACTGCATCAACGCTATCATCAATTGTTTTAGATATATCTATAGCTAAATCACTTGAGCTTGTTCTTGACTGGCACATTTTAAGTAATTAAACTTTTTTTCTTCCAGTTTTTCTAGGCGCAGATGGACCCGTTGGGGTCTCTCTTCTTATGCCATGCTTATTAACATCAACCCTCATTGGTGGTCTTTTAGCCTGTATGCCAGATTTAAATTTACCCTGAGAAGGATTCTTTTTAGTTGCCTCTCCAGAGTTTACAACATTTTCTGACACTATGCTCCCTTAATTTGTGAGATAGTTACAACATTATTATTAGCTGGTGATTCAGAAGATTCATTTTGAATTTCTTGATCTGCACCGCATGAACAATCTTTACACATTATCTATTACCCTGATCTGAAACGTCCTGGATATTAACTTCTTTAATTCCAGTTTCGCTGCCAACAGTTTGGCATCCACACTCTACGCACATATTACTTAGGGCCTTGAGCCTGCGCTTGGTTTGAAACATCTGTTGATGGGAATGCTGACTTTGGATCAGCTGCATACTGCTCGTTGTTTCCCCAAACTGTTGAATCATTTACCTTTGGTGATGTAAATCCGTTTAAATCTTTTCCGTCTGACATGTTATTGCTCCTATAGGTTATTTATTTAAGCGGGACTAGTATTCCGCTTATAAGACTATTATAGCATTTAGTTGATTAGGATCTGTAGTTCTTGTGCCAGCATACATCGCAAATATCTATTATTCCACCCTCTGGCTTGGAAGCTATCCTAGTAGACTTATTACTGCATCCGCCCCACTCACATAATTCACCAAACACTACTTAGATCCCTTTGCTTTCTGGCCTCTGTAGCCTGTCTTTTTAATATTCATTGACCCAGGCTTCTTCTGGCCGCTAGCATAAGTTGCTGCTTGTCTTTGAGCTAAAGCTCTTTGCATTTTATCTAGATGTTTTCCCATTATTCAATTCCCTTACCAAACTTTACCCATACTCTTTCATGTAAAAAGTATCCTAGGGCTTCCCAGCCTATATAAAGTAGCGCTCCAAGGCTTGCGTACTCCCACTCACCAGTAAATAAATATATTACTCCAGCCACTCCAATAAGGTGAAAGGTTTCCCAGCTAGCTGTTTTTAATAGTGTTCTTTTAGTTGATTCCATTATTTTTTTCTATTATCCTAACTATATATTTAATTACTTCGTGTGGTCTCCACTCTGGAGGCAACTCTAAATATCTTATTTCATCTGCAATTTTTTTTCTATGACTACCATCTAAATATTTTTCAATGCTATCCATAACCCTATTCTATCATTTCTTTTGGTCTGTGTAAAGATTCAGGGAATAAGTATTTAATAATATTATGGATCTCAGATGCATTTTTGTTGTCTTGTGTATAATATACCAGGACATCTGATACACCTTTTGACTCTAAGTCTAACATTAAGCTTTTGACAGAATCACTATCCCCATATATTGGAGTAGAAACAATTTGATTCTTATTACTTAATAAATTGCTACCGTACTGATTTAAAAAATCATTTACTTTAATTATATTAATAATCCCATTTTCTATACAATATTTTTGGAAATCAATAGTTTGACCAGATAGCATAAGGGGTGGTAGCTTTTTCCTTACTGATAATTTTTTATATTTTTTAAGCCACTCCAGAGTATAATCATTTAATTTTTCTTTTGTGTCAATTTTATCTTCAATAAAAACAACATCATTAACGCTAGTTTCGTAGGGCTTGATATTGCCAGGTATTATATTAAATGTTACACGTCCTGGGGATATTTTTTCAAATGTCTCATACACCTGGGCCAGATACTCAGGGGATACTGAGTATGTTCTTATTGCAATTATGTATTTAAATGTATGTTCTGGGTTAATTGTATTTGCTACATTTACTACAACATTGTCTAAAAAAGAATCATAGACCAACAGCAGAGATTCATATCCCACATCATGCACTGTATTTGCTATGTTTATAAGTCCTTCTCTTGAATTATCTTCCAGCAAAGACATATAATGAAACTTCATATAATCATTCTATCATTTATATGGTAAAGGGGCAAGACCCTAAAGTCCTGCCCCTTTAATAGAAGATTTACTTCTTTAGTGCAACTTTTAGCTTAGGGAACTTCTTGTTCCACTTAGCTGCAAGTGCATTATATTCTGCCTTGTAGGTTGCCTTTGCAAGATCTGCTGAAGCCTTTGCTGCTGCATCTGCTGCAACACGGGCTGCATCAGTTGCTACCTTTGTAGTAACTGCCTCTGCCTTTAACTTAACAATCTCTGCATCCTTAGAAGCAAGATCTGCCGCTGCAGCAAGTGCTGCTGCTGACTTTGCAGTTGCTGCTGCCTGTGCATCAAGTGCACGACCAGCCTTTTCTGCTGCAAGGTCTGCTGTCAACTTAGCAATTGTTCCATTAAGGTCTGAAACAACAAACGATGCTGTTGCAGCCTTGGTAGGTGCTGTAAGGCCAGTAACTGTTGCTGCTGATGCAACACCAGTGACGACAACCTGAATTGTTCCTGCTACTGCTGTAGCAAGGGCTGCAGTCTTTGATCCAACTACTAGAGTTGTATCTGCTGCACCTTCTGCTGTTGTTGTAGTAACTAGAGTCTTTGTAGATGAACCGTCAGCAAATGTTGAACCGATTACTGTAGCAGTAATTGTTTCACCTGTTGCGATTACGTTTCCAAAAACATCTGTTGCTGAAACTGTGATTGTTGGAATTGTTCCAACTGCTGTTGCTGCAGGGACTGCAACTGCAACGTTTGACGCTGCTCCTGCTGTTCCCTTAATGTAAACAATAGTTGAATACGCACCATTTTGAATGGTAACTGTTCCAACTGCTGTTGTAGTTGTGTATGCATAAACTGTAACGGCTACGCCTGCTGAAGTTACTGAAAGAGTTGAAACTCCTGAAGCAACTGTCTTTGGTGCATCTGTTGTATTTAGTGCTGATACCAACTTAACGGTTGATGAGGCAGTAAAAGAAACAATTGTTCCTGTATCTGCTGTTGCTGCTAGAGCAATAGTGTTTCCAGAAGCAATTACGTTGTTTGCTGGAACTGCTACTGTTGCTGGTGCTGCAGATGTGGTTGCGTTAGTTACTGTTGCTACCGTAACGGCCAATGGTGCTGCCGTTGCTGGTGATACAGAGACGCTCATAATCGCTAGAGCTGCAGCAGTAGCGATTGATATTTTTTTAAATGAGTTCATTTAATTTATTCTCCTTATTTCTTCTACTTCTTAATGAAAGCAGAAAGTTAGTGTAGTGCATTTACTTTTACATGGAAAGAGCAGGGGTCTCCTCCTTCTTCCCATTCTTGCATTTCTTCATCTGTCAAAGGCGGACCATCGTGTGTATCGCAAAATACATCTGACACCCATCCTCTGTCGTAACCATTTTTAAGCCATATTTCAAACTCTAAATGGTTTGCATCTATATTTTCTAGATCCATTCCGAAAGCTCCTGTAGCATAATATGCTTAGGCTTTGCTCCAGTAATTTTCTTTACTGGCTTCCCAGACTTAAATAATACCATATAAGGGATAGAGGTTACAGAGTATTCTGCTGATTTGATAGGATTCTCATCAACATTTAACTTGCCGACCCATAATCCGTGCTCCTCAGATATTTCATCTAGTATCGGAGACACTTTAACGCATGGTCCGCACCATGGGGCCCAAAAGTCGATAAGAACTAAGTTGTGAGACTCAAGAACATTATCAAAACTTTCATCTGTAACTATCAACTTACTCTCCCTTTAATTCATCCGCTGCTTTATTAAACTTATCCATAAATTTTTGGATTACCCAAATAGCGGTTTCTCCTGCATTAACAGACATTGCTTTTGAAGCTTCTTCTGTTCTATCTTCAATAGCAAGGGCGTTGTACCATTTCTGGTACAACTCCTCACCAATGTCTTTTATAATTCCTTCTAGTACGGTGATCTTGCTATCCATTAATTGCCTTTAAAAGATTAAACAGATAGACGCTTTGTCCCGCAGAATTCTCTACTGGGGTAGAAGATGATTTCATTAATGAAATCAATTGTTCTGAGGTAAATGTTGGCTTTAATGTTTTTAGGTAAACATATTTAGCAGCAATTACTTGTACTGAAACTGATGTGCCATAAGAGTATCCAGATACATTGCCAGGGCTAATGGTTGGCTGATGAATTTCTCCCCACAGATCTACAAGATTCTTGTCATAGTTACTTACTAAAGAAAGTTGTGGCTTATCTAGGTTAAGTGTTTCAACTCCTCCGACTGCAATTGATTGACTAATACAAGCTGGCCATTCAATCTTTCCAGACATCTTAACATTACCAGCGCTGTTACCAGTAGGGAAGAATGTAGGGATTCCCGAAGTGCTTAAATTAGCAATTACTGCATCAAGTGGTGTTGGTGAACAGTATGCAGATGATGCACTCTTGTTAATAACTGGAGCACTTGCAGCCTGTGAAGTAGCAACTGCTACAATATTGTACTTTAATCTGTTATTATTTACCCAATTTAGTGCATTTATTAATGTATTTAGGCCATAAGTCTGCTGTCTTCCGTCTCTAGTGTTACCAACAATTCTTACAAATACAATATTCAAATCTGGATTGCTTAGAATTGCAGCAGAAACCATTTGTGTCCCGTGGTTAAATGATGATGTAGACAGCATGCTCATTGGCAGAACTGCAGATCCTGGGCCTTCCATAAAAGTTTTCTTATTTGGGCAAGATGCAAAATCAAGTATACAGACCTCAGCAACAATTCTTGCTTTAATTGCTGGAATTGAAGTATCCAAAGCGTTGTCAAGGATTGCAAGTGTAGGTGCTGATGTAGTTGATTTTAGTGTGCTAGGCTTGCTAGCGGCCTGTGAAGGCATAGTAGTGATTGTTAGTGTTGTGGCAATTAAAGCCATAGTTATTAGTTTTTTCATAAACCTAATTCTACTAAATTGATACAGTATTGTCAATAGGTATTAGTTCTGTGGTGGACGAGTACGAGGGTACCATTTACCTGAATCAATGTTTCTTGCTTCAGATGCTTGAACCTGTGTATTAACTACGTTGCTGATAATTTCGTGCATTATGTCTAATTCAATTCTAAGCTTGTATAGCTCAAGCTCTAAAAAATCAATTCTTCTTCGTGATCTCATTCTTCATCTTCTTCTCTATCCAGTGGCGTTGGTGCTGTCGCCAGTGTGCCACAATTAGCACACTCCATATCTAAGAAATAAGTTGCAATTTCACAACTATCAAATATAACTTTAACGTTCCATATCTCACATCCGCAGGGACATACATGCGTTGGAACGCCTCTTACGTCCATTGATTGTGAGTAGTCTGGTCTTAAATCATTAATGTCCATTGTACAAGTATACACTAAACTTGAATATATGTATAGGGGGCAGCTACGCTCATATTAAACTCAGTTGCTGCTTCTAAGGCTGCTTTAAGCCTTAGTCTAGGGTTTTTTTGATTCTTAGTCGCATGAAGTGCTCCTAAAGCAATCTGTCCACCACTACCCTCTGCCATATAGTTAACTATGTTTTCTCCAACATGAAAGTCTTCATCTATAGTAAAGATTCTGCCTTCAATGCCAACTATAAAAATTCCACCCGTATCTTCTTCTGAAGATGACCCTATGCTTCCGTATCCGTGTTCTTTAAATGCGGCTTTAACAGAATCAACAAACTTAGTTCGTATAAATTTATCTAATCCAGAGTTAGTTTTTGTTGGTGTATATTTTGGTGGCGTCCACATGTACTGTAGGATTTGCCCCATGCGAAAAGAATCAGTAAAGGCAATTGCGTATTGACCAGTCTTAAAACATTTTGGTTCTTTTCTTGACAAGATCCATCCAGTTTTGTCATCTGATGCGGCGTGGTCAGAGCCCATATAAACGACACCATTTTGGGCGATAGCAACAATACAAGTCATACCTTTATTGTACTATTTTAATTATTCTGTGTCCAGTATCTCATGATATTCAATATGATTTAATTGAGATAATACGCTTTCTAGCTCAGACTTCATTTCAATTAAGTCTTGAATAGCCTTATAGTATTTATCTTTCCATATATTTAATTCTTTTTCAAGCTGGTAGAGCTCTATCTTTAGATCTTTTATATCTAATTTTAAATGGTCTTTTTCTTTTTCTTCCCGCCTATTTTTTTCCTTTTTGCCGTCTCTAATACCAGCAACTATAGCGGTGCCGAAACCACTTAAGCTTGCTGCTAATATTGAAACTACTATGGTTATGTATGATATTTCCATTATATATCATATTATACCTTATATTTAGTTTAAATTAATAGCTCAGAGGCAGTAATTTCTTCTCCAATATATCTTCTTTTTTGTATAAATTCTTTAACAGCTTCGTGTCCATTTTGTCTTCCAGCAATTAGTATTACCCATTTAGGCTCAAACTTGTTATCAATGCATGTTTGGCACATAAATAAATTAATTGGAAGTAATAACGATCTTTTTAAATTTAAACTGTTCTTTGTTTTATTACATGAATAGCATAATATCTTTTCACTCATAGTGCTGGTTTCCCCTCAAGTTCTACTCTAACTCCGTATGATTCTAAAAGCTTTTTTGCCTTTGATACATAGTCTATTACTTTTTCTTTTTCTATACCATCAAACTGAATGAAGTTATCTTCATATAGCCTTAGTGCTAAAAAGTCTGGATACATTACAACATCCATTAAGAGAAGCATAGGCTTATCCAGTTCCCATAATCTCTTTTTCATATCCGCATTATAAAAAACTGGCTTTGCGGGCTCGCCATTCCACATGTTAATTCCATGTTTAAAATGATCTTTATCCTTGTTAATAAATATCACTTTAATTTTTTCCAAATTTCTTTTGTTTTATGCTCATTCTTCATTTTGTCTGGCTTACCTAGTGTCAAGTATACGCCTCCCCAAACTCCATATTCGCTATTATCTTGCCCAGCTTGAGCGCACATCTTCCTCACTGGACAAGATAGACAGCATTGGTCAATAGCCTTTGCAATCTGCACATCTGTTTCATATTTTTCAAAAAACAAAAGTGTGTCCATGCCTAGGCAGGCTGCTAAATCTTGCCACTCAATATCATTCTCATCGTATCTATAGTTATCTAAAATATTTGACATATATACTCGGCAGAGCCCATGTTCCTTTTTCATTGACTAGGAATTCTTTTTTGATTCCCCAGCTATTGTTTCTGTAAGCACCTTCTGTGCTAGAGAACCCGCCGTGATTTTTATTCCAAACAATTAAATTGTAGTTATTCCAATATATCTCTAACTTGTTATTGTTAGCTTTTTTTCTTAGAACTTCTACTCCATTTTCATATAAGTGTAGCATTGATCCAATTTTTCATATCTACACCTATAAATTATTATACAGGTGTTTAGCAAGGCTTGTCAAGAAGTTCTGTAAACTATTTTTTCTTCACAGAAACTATCTTGACAGACAAAACCTCTTCATCTACTCCAAATATATCAGAAACATAATCTCTGGCGTCGGCTTCGTCAAAAGCTAAAACCTCTGCCTTTATTTCAATGCTTATGGTATATTTGTTCATAATTACTTTTTAGGTGCAGCTTTTTTAACTGGAGCGGCTTTCTTAACTGGCTTTCCAAATGCAGGACGGCCAAAGCCTACGACTCCGACAATCTGGCTTCTGCGAAGCTTTGAACCATTCTTCTTTTTGTAAGCACGATTCTTAAGGCAGCATTCTCCGCCATTTCTCTGATCACCTTTTTTGTCTGAAGAAGTATTTCCTTCTACAACATCTACGGTGCCATCTGCATTTACTGCAACTACAATTCCTACATGAGAAATTCTATCGACGCCATCTGATGGGAAATCAAAATAGGCTATATCTCCAGGTTCTGGTGTTGCTACTTCCGCCATCTGCCAAGTTCCTGCTTTAATAAATGCCTGTGCACCTGCTGGTGTGTAAACAGTATTAGGGACTTTTACTCCTGCTTGGTCTGCACACCACATAACAAATGAACCGCACCATGGCTGAAAGTTTGACTTAGTAAACTTGCCATACTTTGTTTCATTGTCTTTTGGACCTTCAATGGTCCCAACTTCTGCTAATGCTACTTCTATTAATCTTTCTGCTGATCCTTGTACTGCTGCCATTTTACTCTCCTTGTTTAATTCACTAGGCTCAATATTCTATGAGCCTATTTATTAATTACGCATGGATACAGTATACCATTTTTAAAATTTTTTAGCACACAGTATTTGTATAATCTATTTAGCTTTTTTGTCTACTGCTGAGAATGCTGCATTGATTTCCGATACAGTTAACTTACCATCATCTAGGAAACCTCTTGCAAGCCTTTCAACTACAGTGGCAACGCCAAGAGTCCCAGCCAAAATGACTGCCTTAGCTGTGCTAATTCCCACTACCGCACCTGCTCCAATTACAGATAGACCTGATGCTGCAAATACTGCAATTATACGCATTACAATATTATTAATGCTTGCTATTGCTCCGCTACCTACCTGTGTTGGCTTCTCAATATAAGCTTTTGCCATTTTTATTCCTCATTTCTATTTCTAATTGAATATGTAATAATCCATACACCAAGTGTCATTATAATTGCATACCCAACTATTGTTTTTGCTGATCCATCTAGAACCACCCAAGCAATAAACATGCCTAGGAGAGTCCAGAGTTGATCTATTACGTCCTTGATTAATTTCATCATGGGGTTCTCCTTCTTGTTCCCTTGGATTCACCAGAGGGTCCTCCACCTGATCCTCCAGAGTTGCCCCCGCCTGAGCTTGAGCCTCCTGTAGATCCTCCAGTGGAACCTGTTGCTGCACTTGCTGCATTTATTGCTGCGCCTGCCGCCACAACTGTTGCGACAACCATCTCAGTCGCTTCTTCTCTTTCTCCTGGTGTCATATCTGCACCAATGCTCCCAAGAGCTGCTAGTGCTGCTCCTGGGTCTGTAAATGCTGCTTCTAATAAAGCTCCTGGGTCTGTAACTAATTCAATATTTGCTGCAACTTCTGCAGTAATAACTAAAACTTCACCAGACTCCGATGTTCTAACTTCAATTGGAGTATCTGCTGGTAAGTCTTTAAGTTCAACTCCTGCTGCTACAACCTCTGCTACAGAAATTGATTCTCCTGGGGCCAAGGTTTCTATTAATGCTGCAACAACTATATCCTTTTGTTCTTCAGTTAATTCTTTACCGTCTTTAGCATCTTCAAGTATTTCTTTTAATTCTTCTTGTTCTGCTTCTTCTTCAGCCAATGCTTCTTCTAATTCTTTTTCCTCTGTTTCTTTTGCAATTCTTTCTTCTTCTGCAAGTGCTTCAGCCTCTGCCTTGGCCTTTGCCTCTGCAATGGCTTCTTCTTCTGCTGCTATACGCTCAGCCTCTGCTTCTGCTTCTGCAATGGCTCTTTCTTCTTCCGCTATACGCTCTGCTTCTATACGATCAGCCTCTGCCTTGGCCTCTGCTTCTGCTTTTTCTTCTGCTGCTTTAACCTCTGCTGCAATGCGATCTGCTTCTTCTTGGGCTTCTATCTCTGCTTGAATTCTTGCTGCTTCAATCTCCGCTTCTACACGTTCAGCCTCTGCCTTTGCTTCTGCTTCTGCTTTAGCTCTCTCTGCTTCTTGAGCTGCTTGAAGAGCTGCAATTCTTTCTGCTTCTGCTTGGGCTGCTGCTGCTTGTTGTGCAATTAATGCTGCTGCCTCAGCCTGTATTCTTGCTGCTTCAGCTTGCTGTGCTGCTGCTTGTGCAGCTACCTGTGCTGCAATCTCTGCCTCTGTTGGTCCAGAAGGCACAACCGTAACTGGTCCTGTTGGGACTGTCGGCGTTGTTACAGTTGTTGTTTCTGGTGTCGGCGTTGTTACAGTTGTTGTTTCTGGTGTCGGCGTTGTTACAGTTGTTGTTTCGGATGGGCTGGGAGTCGGAGTAGGGGAAGGCTCTGGAGCGGGTGCTACATATGTAGATCCAGTAACAACATTTGAATTTTCAGAGTAAAGAGAAAATGTATCATTATCTGATCTGATATGGAATGACCACACAGTTCCTGCTGGCATAAGTCCATTGAGCAAAGAATGATCAATTGTAATTGTTGTATTTAAAGAATTTGGTCCGCCAACATTACCAGTTGCAATTCCCCAGCCATTACAACCAGAGCAATTAAAACTTATTGCATATCTTTCTGGCTGTGTGTTACCAGTATCTGGTGCTTGCCAGGATAGTACAGTTGATGTCTCATTGCTAGATATAGTTAGATTTCTTGGAGGGCCTATTGTTTTTACTACTGGGGCTGCTTGAGAAGTAAAGGCTGATGCTGGAATAATACCCATAGATCCAGACTGATCCCAACGAAGGAATACATTTGCTCCCCCGCCATTTTCATAATACATTAATTCTATGGTTTTTGGAACTCCTGCTGTAAAGGATATTGGATCAGTTGTAGTTCCTCCACCACCCTTGTCAAACCAGTCATCTGCTACTAATACTCCACCAATATATAGTCTTGTACCATCGTCTGCTGTTGCTAAAAATGATATATTCTGAGTAGAATCGCTTCTAATCGATCCTGTAAATCGTACGATAACATCCTCTGAAGGCCCACCTAAGACGCTACCGCTACCCCACTGGAAGTCAATGTTAGGTACGTTTGTAGTTACTACTGGAGAGGCTCCTTGAGGTATGTATGGAGCATTGTTTTGTCCAAGCACATTATAGACTTGAGCAGTTAATCCTTCTGCTGCACGAGCTTCAGTTGGAACAGCAAAAAGCCAACCTACTGAGAGCAGGAAGGCTGTAAATATTCTTAACTTTCTAGTCAATTAGAATCTCCTAAGTAATGCAATACTTTTGCTTACTTAGTAATTATATCAGATTTAAGTTTTAATTACTTAGGATTATCTGTCTTATAAAAGCCGTTACCCTTAAATTGTATGCCAAATGGGGTGAAGTGTCTTATCATTTGTGATTCACATTCAACACAAGAGTAACCTGGGTCATCTTCAACAATAGATCTGTTTACTGACATAGTTGCATGTGCATCATCTTCGCTACACTTGTATTCGTATACTGGCATAACCATCCTTTAATTTAAAGAGCCTTTTATGGACATGCTCAGGTCTCCTTCGGTATCGAACCAAAGACTACTTTATTTTAATAGACTTAGGCTTTTTTTCTTCTGGGACAATTCTATCTACATTGATATGAAGCATACCATCTTCAATAGATGCACCAGTAACTTCCATGTATTCACCTAAAGCAAATGTTCTTGTGAATTTTCTTGAAGCAATACCTTTGTGCAGATATTCTCCGTCTGTTACTTCTATGATTTCACCTTTAACAATAAGTGTACCGTTTTCTACGGTTACATCAATATCTTGTTTTGTAAAACCAGCTACTGCAATTGATACCTGAAAAGTATCTTCGTCAAGCTTTAATACGTCATATGGAGGATAAGTCTGTCGAGCTGCAGTCTGATGCACCAGCGCCATTCTTTCCAATTCACGATTAAAGCCAATAAAAAATGGATCTCTAAAAAGATCCAGTGTTGTAGTTACCATTTTTGCTCCTTTTAAGCGAGTTAGATTAGTGCCCCCTTTTGGCAAGCACTTATATATTATAGCATTTAGACAACTAGAATTGCAACTTACTTCCCAGACTTCTTTCTAGCCTTAGCAAGTGCGTCAAAGTCTTTAATTTTTGTTTCTCCCATATAGCCCCATGCGTGACCATCTGCAATCATCTTTTCATTTAATGATACTGATGCACCATCAAGGAATACCCAGCCTAAAATGCGACCATACTTTTCAGATGAGTCCATCTTTTCTGTTTTAATTACAACTGTTTTAGCTGAGTCAATTGCATTCTTTAGGTAAGCCTTTGCTTCTAGCCCCAATGCTTTTTCCATTTTGTCTGTTGTACGGCTTTCTGGTGTATCAATGCCAGCCAATCTTACTCTTGAGCTAAATGATATATCAAAACCAAGGTCGATATCGACATCTATAGTATCTCCGTCTACAACCTTGCTGACCTTCTTTACATAATATTCAAACATAATATCCCCTTATTTATTTAAACACATTATGAATATGTGCTAGTATTTTTTTATAGTGCTCTTGAGACATGTGATCATTTAAAAACCTGTTAATAGGTTTCTTGGGCTGCATCCAAGACTCTATCATGTCTGTCCCTAGTATCTCACTTGTATTGATCGGTTCAGGCAAACCATTTTCAGCACACTGGATTCTAAGCTCTTTGATGAACTCTAAGTACTCTTCATGCCTTAATTCAAAATCAAAGTTTGGATCTAAGTGAGGAAATCTCCAGTCGCTGGTAACAATTGTTATAAACTGAGGAACTGGCTCCATAAATACAATTTTACAATTTTTAAAGTTATCAGTAACATTTTTTATGTATTGCTTAACTACATCTTTTGGAGTGGCATAGTTTGGCAAATCTTTGTTGGGCAAATGATTTCTACAGTCAATGTATCCCAGCCATGGAATAAAAATGTTACCCTCTACATCCCATTTTTCTAGAATGTCTCTTTGTGTACCACTTGCAAAATTAACAAAATCATAGCTATAGGCAGACCTCCCAGAATGTCCTGAGAAAAACATTTTTGATGTATCATTTTCATATGAAACAAGAGTATCTTTCATAAAAACAGTATAATTATTTTCATCTTTTATTTGACTATGGAAATGAGAATTACCTGTTACTATTTTTTCAGACTTAGTGTTAGCTCTAAACCAATCCTCGGATATATATCCTAATTTAGTTGCGTGAGAGTCACCTAGAATTAATATATTTGCCATGTTATTTTTTAATTGAATACCGAATCATACTTGTCGTAGTGACCTTTATAGATATATGTTTGCGTCATATACCTTTTACCATCCAGTACTTCTGAGACAGCATGCACTTTGTTACTTGGGAATATAATAACAGAATTTGCTTTTGGCTTGATTGATATATTTTCTTCTGGGAAAACAATCTCGCCGCCATTGTAATTATCGTTGATATAAAATAAAATTGTCAGCTCTGGTACAACAAACTCCCCATTATCTTTTGCATATCCGTACCCGTCTATGTGTGCAGACATAGTAGTTCCTGGCAAATACTCTCTGAATAGCCAAGCTTGTGAATCTAAATTTTTGTAGCTTAGATCTAAGGAGTTTTCTAAAGCATAATCCTCTAAGCATTTTATATAAACATCAAGTATGTATTTGTACTCTTTTTGATTTTTAGTTAGATAAGTGCATCTACCAATTACTGTTTCTCCGCCACCCTCATTAGTATAATCGTCCCACTTTTGGTTTAATACTGATGACAAAAGATTTTCAGGGTTTTCTGAAACAGAACTCCATTGAAATATACCATTGTGTCTTAATGTAATTTCAGACATGATGCTCCAATTAATAATACGGTAATGCGCCAGCAAGTAAAGATGGCCTTTGTATAGTATATCATAATTTATATTTATTATCTATAATGCTGTAGAATTCTTGAAAATTAATGCCACATGCCAGTTCAAACTCTTTTAATTTTTCTAATGATGGTGCTCCCCAGTACCCTATGTACTCGCCTAGCAGTATGTCTCTCATAATCTTTTTACCATCGCTGTATCTTTTAATATAAAAAGGGAAAAGCCTAGGGTCATTATTCTTTAAGCTTCTCCAGTCATCTTTATTATCTTTTTCAAATGCGCCTTTTGTTGTTTGCTTGTTATAATGAAAGCATATATCTTCTTTAATAGAAAACATTCTATATCCCCTAGACCATGCACGTAAAGAATATATTGGCTCATCGCCACCCCAAACAATCCTAGGGTCGTGCAGAATTTCAGAATACAGATCAGGTCGGCTAAATGTGAACTGAGCAGATATTAAATTATGTTCTATATAATCTTCGTTAGAATGGGGCACTCCTTCTATAGTAGGGTATCCGTCTTCAAATGTAGAAACTTTTGAGTCTTTAAATATTAACTTTTGCACAAGACTTGAGGTGCTTGGGTATACAATTTCACCGTCTTTATCGTAGTGCCAGGCTGGTGCTCTTGAGCTTATGATTGGCTTGTCCGCTACCGCTTCAAGAATACTAAAGCTTTTTATTAATTTAGAATCCCAGCCCTTGACAAATATCATATGAGAATCTAACTGCAGAACATAATCCGTATCTGGCATAACTATAGATGAGGCAATAAGTCTAGCTAATCCAACTCCCTGGGTACCACTAAATTCCATATTCATATAAAAAACATTTTTAAAATCTGTAAAGTCAGCTTTAGGGAAATCATTTAGTCGTGAGTCAAATATAACAAAAGACAAGTTGTCTGGACTATCAGAATTTTCTATAGCACTTTCAACTGTTTGCTTTAAATCTTTTTCATTAGCACTTACAATAGCTACTAAAATTTTATTACTCATTATATAAGTATACCTTTCTTTTTGCTGGGGATGCAGGGCTCGAACCTGCGACCTAGAAATTAACAGTTTCCCGCTCTGCCAGCTGAGCTAATCCCCACTAGTGTCCCCAGATGGTCTCGAACCATCGACCCGCAGATTAAAAGTCTGCTGCTCTACCAACTGAGCTATAGGAACGTACCCGTAGTTGGATTCGAACCAACGCTGTGTAAATTTTAAGTCTACTGCCTCTACCGCTGGGCTATACGGGCCTGGTACCCCCAGAGAGATTCGAACTCCCGACACACAGGGTAGAAACCTGTTGCTCTTCCACTGAGCTATGGAGGTGTGTGCCAGGTAGGACTTGAACCTACGATTACCGAATTATGAGTTCGGGGCTTTAACCAACTAAGCTACTGGCACCTTAAGTAAAGTATACTTTATGGCACACAATATTGTCAATCATTTTCTAAATGATATTTTTTTAACTTTATCTCTTCGTAAAATTCTTCAGCAACATGGATGTTTCTGTGAATTCCCCAATGCGGGTAGTCGTCAATTCTATCCGCTGCCGCATCAAATAGTATATGTTCTTTATACTCTAAATGGCATTCAAAAGAATTTGTAGGACTAATATCACTTAATGTACTCTGATTAAATTTCCATCTATTTGTACTTAAATCTAAATAATTTTTATAAAAATCTTCATTAAAATATTTATAATGGTTGTATATGTTATTGTATTCTTCCCAGACGCTCCATATAAATATTATATTGTTTGATCTACAATACTGATCAAGCATCTGTATAAAAGAATGTCCGTAAAAAATTGCAACCTCGGGAGATAAGGCTTCTTCGGGATCAAAAGGAGCTTTTAAATACTTTTTACTTTCACTAATTGTTAAATTACAACTTTGTATGATTGAAGTATGCTTTAATCCTTGTTGTGATCTAGTGCGATTATTTCCCATATATGATGGGATTGGAAGCCTGTATAAAGGAAATAGGCCAACTATTATTTTAGGGTTACCAAAGTGTCTAAAGTAATTAAAGGCCTTCATTACTTGCCCTGGGATAGAGTCTCCACTAAGGCTTAAATTTGAATAGGATGAATTCATTTTTTTTGCAAGAATGTTTGCCCACATAAATTCTTCTAGCATCCCATCACCCATTGTATTTGAGCATCCCAAAAACATAATTTCAGCATTTTCATTAAATTCAGGTGAACGATATTTAAATTTATTATAATTGTAATCTATTGGTATTATGTCGTTATGAGGTTTAGCCCATCCTTGAAAATCATTAAAAAGAAAAATTTTAGTTTCAGGATTCTCTAAATCAAATCTGTATCTTTGTGTCATATTAATATGTAAATCCTGATCTCTTATGATTTTTCTTCAACTTTAGCTTAACTAGTATACAGTTTATTATTTTATTTATATAGAATCTGAATCCGATCATAACACTGTTCCCCCTCAGCCCTCCAATAGATCTTCAAAATGTAAATCTATGCTTTTTTTATATTCAACATATTTATTATAGCAAATCTTTATTGGAGGATACTCTTTTATTGCTTTATTTATTTGTGCACGAAACGATGTGGATTCTCTAGGAAGCCTAATTCCAATATTAGGTACAGATTTCATTTTTACCTTAACATCTTCTGCGCTTACTCTATTATCTTTAAAAGGCAAATCAAATTTTTTAGACACTTTATCTAAAAAGATGTCTGGCTGCTCTGTTAATAGCCTAAATCCCACAGGGGTTATGTATTCTTTTCCTTGTGCGGACTTTAAAAATAAATTATACGTGTCTACCTGAGCAGCGATTGATTCATTAATAAAAAAATCTATATCTTTTTCAGCATATTTTTTTTGATCTTTGTTCATATCATAAAATCCAACTTCAACTCCAGATGCTACGCAGTCGTATGGGTTTCTTAATATGAATATATTTATACCATTTTTGTCAAAAAGATCTGGATTATGGTTTACCCATCTTAATCTCATATGAAAATTTTCTTCCATCAAAAATTGACAAAACATGTTTCCCGAGCCAGCTGGGGAATTTATAGTAATTTCTTTACGCAAATCTATTACTGTCATACACTCTCGTTTCCTGTTAATATCTTAAACCCATATTCTAACTCCCACTTTTTTACATCTTCATAATCATTTAAAAGAGGCTGTCCCTTAATATTCAAACTAGTATTTAATAAAACAGGAACTCCAGTTTGTAAGTAAAATTTATTTAGAACTCTGTATAAACCATAATGCTGTTCCTTGTTTATGGTTTGAACTCTTGAAGTTCCGTCTTCATGAACTACAGAAGGTATTTTATCTGGCTGTAGACATTTAACAGTGTACTGCATATACGGACTAGTAAATTCCATATCAAACCATTTATGTGCATGATCTTCTAAAACAACAGGAGCAAATGGCCTAAATAGTTCTCTTTGCTTTATTAAATTTACCTTATCTTTTATAGATGGATCTCTAGGATCTGCCAAGATTGACCTGTTACCCAAAGCCCTTGGCCCATATTCCGCTCTACCTGAAGCTACTGCGACTATGCCGTTTTTCAATATGCCATCTACTATTTCCTGTACTGGATATTTACCGCCCAAGTCGTGACCGAGGTACGGGTTCTTCCACTCAATGTGCTTGCCATACAAAGCGGCGGCTGAGCCTAGAGATGAGCCAGCGTCCCCTGGGTTTGGCATTATCCAAACATTTTTAAATATATTCCATAGCAATGTATTTGCAGATGAATTTAATGCACAACCTCCCATAAATACTAAATTGCTTTTCCCTGTAATCGAATAGGCCATATGCATAAATTCATTAAGTCTTTGCTGATATACCATTTGAACTGCAGCAGCTAAATCGAATTCTCTTTGCTTAAACCACTCTGCTGGATAGCCAGTCCCTTCGAAGCCAGCAAAGCAAGGGATTGTTCCCCAGTTAAAGTCTGTTATTCCTTTATGAAAATTATATTTTTGTCTATCATATCTAGGGAAATACTCATTTACTTGATTAAAATATCTATCTGGGTTTCCATATGCCGCCATACCCATCATAATATATTCTTCTTGATTGGGTTTTAGACCTATTAGATTAGTGAATGCAGAATAAAACAAACCAAAGCTTACAGGATAGTTTTGTTTATATTTAAGCTTAATCTTTTCACCTTCTCCGACCCAAATAGTAGAAGTGTTCCATTCCCCTATTGCATCTAATACTACTATGGCCGCATCTGTAAAACTGCTAGTATAGTAACCCGCACATGCATGAGAATAGTGGTGATTAAAATATTTTACTGGTAAGTCCATAGGTAGGTTTGGCTTCCAATCACTTGCCCCACCCTTGAGCATTAGTCTAGATTTTTTTAAATATGGTTTTTCATAGTAAGCAATATGAGTAGGAGTTCCATAATTTAATGCATCTAGAATAATTTCTTTATTGTTATACCAATCATTCTTTTGCTTACTATATCTTTCAGCGTGGGCAGCGAACAGGATCTCCCCATCTTTGATCATAGATACTGAAGCATCATGAGATGTTTCATTTATGCCCAATATAATCATCAGTAGGTGTATCTATTCTTTTTCATCATTTGCTTTATTTTTCTTTTAACTATTAGTCTTCTTATTATTTTTATCATTCAAAAACTCCTCATAAAATTTATTTGCCCACAACTTGTGAAAGCCTTTCCCAAAATGCCATCCGTCTCTTGCCCTAAGATCTTCTATTTTTATATCCCAGTGGTTTTTTGTATAAGTGCTTGTATCTATATATCCATCTAGGTTGCCAATCTCGGGTGCTAAATTTTTAATAGTTGGGCCACACCAGGTTGACCATATTAATTTTACGTTATTTGTTTCGCATACCTGAATTAAATTTTTTAATAAGAAATAATTATACAGGATGTTAATCTTCATAACTGCTGGGTTGTCATGGTTTTTAAAAAATTCGTCTTTCCCATATTTATCTATATCGTCTCCACGAACTTGGTACTTTGGATGATAAGAATGCTCCTCTGACCAATCTACATACCTTGCCTGATCTGGCAGCTGCAAGAATATATAGTCTGGGTACCCGTAGTCATACATATATTGAAATACATTCATTACAATACCAGATACAGTAAGACCTGCTTTCCCGACGTTATAATACCCAGCTACTTTTTCTGTTTCTTTAATCTTATTATATACAATATTAGCCCACACATCCTTTAGATTGTTTGCCGCCCCCTCTGTTTCTGAACAGCCTCCAAACAATATGTGCATGCCATCCTTTTCTTTTGTAAAGTCATCGCATCTAAATCCTTCATTATTATATTTGTATGTAATATGTTCGTCTGGACTAATACTTAAATCTTTTTCATAAAAAAGTATAGACTCTTCAGTATTTGGGTTCATATATCCAAAGTATCTTTTTACTATTAAGTTATCTTTAATTTTAAAGTCCATGATCCACATCCAATCCAGTGTTATTTTTTAATATTAATTTGCCGACAGTATCTCTATTTCTCATTTTTTCATGCATTTCTTTTGCATCTTTTAAATCCATAATAGCCCCAATAAATATCTTTATTTTTTTATCTTTAATTAAATTAAATAAGTCATTAACTGCCATACTTAACTTATTAGAATCTCCGAATATCTTAGTGCCCCAAAATCCAGAAACTATTTTAGTATCTTTTAATAAGTCACGCAACTGGATTGTTGGCAAGCCATCTCTAGAAGATGCCCCGTAGGAACAAATGTGTCCCCCTGTTTCTAGCATACTGTAGTAATCTATAAATGATTTTCCGCCATAAGACTCTAATATAAACTTAGGCTGCTTACCAATAGATCTTATTGTTTTTCTTATTTCAGCAATATCATCAGAGCAAGCAAAATCAACACCTAAAGTTTTTATAAAGTCTATCTTTTCTTGATTCCCACTTACTCCTATTACTGTTGCTCCTACGATCTTACATAGCTGTATTAGAATCATTCCAACTGCACTTGAAGCTCCATTAATAAGAACCAGGTCTCCAGGCTTTATATCGCATATACCATTTACGATGCCATACGCAGTAGTTCCTTGGCAGATTACAGACAGAGCTTCTTCTTCCGTAACACCCTCTGGCACTTCAAACATTCTGTCTTTATTTACAATAACTTTTTCTGCATATGCTCCGCTTGCAGTATGCCCAACAAATAGCTTGCCGTCTACTAGAAATGAAGCCTCTATGCCAGGGATGACTGGTGGGAGTGTTTGAACTAAATAACTATTTTCTGTTTGATAAGTATCTGCATAGTTTACACCAATCATTCTTGTAGTCACTAGGACTTGGTCTTTTACAGGAACTGGATCACGATAATCTGTATACTCCATAACCTCTGGCCCACCAAAAGATTTAACAACGATTGCTTTCATCATACCCCTACCTCTGATCTATACTCAATAAGTATATCAAATAATAAATCCGAATAAGACTTATTAACTATAAGAAACTGGTTAGCGTTTGGGCTACACAGCTGTATTAATTCGTTATACGAATCACTATTAATTTCAAAAAACCATCTTATGTGGCTGATAAATAAAACAAATAGATCATGTCCTTCTTTTGTTTTTGCAGATATGCCTAAATCAATTGCTAAATCAAACTTGTCTTGGAAATCATATGCTTCTTTGAGCATATCAGAATACTCTTCTTTTGAATACTGCTTCATTTTTTCAGTAGCCTTTATTACCCAGGGGTTACTTGGAAAAGTTTTAGCTATATTTTGAAATAAAAATCTTCTATTTTCAAAAACTTCTTCTTCAAAATTCAGTTTCGTCATTATATATTCCTTCGGGTTCTATAGGTATTAATCCTTTTTCTTTTGCAATCTCAAACCCTTCAGGAGATAAAATAATTGTGGCTTCTAGATTCTCATCGTATTCAACATCTATTAAGCCCTCTTCGTATAATTCTAACAAGGAGCTATCGATGTATTCCATTCGAGAATCCCACAGCTCTGGAGCAAGTTCTTTTACAGTATCTTCATTTAGCTCAAAGATATACTCTCCATCTGCGTCAACCCCAGCTATTCTTATAGCACCAATTTCAAGATAATAATTAATTTTTTCGTTATAGTACTCTTCATCATCCATCTATCGACCCCTCAGCCCTCATGCTAGATTGAACTACTGTTTGAACATACTCAGAAAAATGTTTACTTAGACTGCCTGGCGGTCTATGCCCTAACTTTTCCCATAACTTTTTATACTCCAAGACATTGTAATATGTAGTGGGGCAAAGAGTAGTCTCATTGAACTCTTTTAGCACTATTGGGAGAGGCACATGCTTTCCACAACACTTGCACTCTTTTGCTTTTTCTTGATATATACTCATACTATTTCCATTCCACTTAGTGCATCAGAAAGATCCCTTGGCATTGCTGAAGGGGCCTTAATTAAATTAGGGCTTTCTTGCATTAAACTTTCTCTATACTGCTTCTTTACAGAAGAATAATCATGAACCTCTATGTCTCCAAATGCTGTTCTTGTTAAGCTAATTGCGTTATATATTGATCCGCAAACAGCATCCGCTAAATCTTTAGAGCCTTTTCTTGGGTGATCAACCTTGTCACGCATAATTCTTAATTCAAGCAACTCGTCTACAAGAAGAGGTATGTGGGGACCATTAAGTCTTTCTTCTAAGACTACCATAGCCATATCATCATAATGCTTTTTTGCAACCGAAAGAGTTTCTGTACTTATTCCATACTGTCTTAGTTGCTGCATCATATCATGAGAGTTCCACCTATCAAATGTACATACTCTAATATTAAATCCCCTAGACCTTAAAGATAATATGTAGTCTCTTACCTCAGTAAAATCAACAGACTTGTCTGATGTTGGAGTCCAGTACATAACTGCATCAACTTTAACTATTGGCGCTGGCTGGGAATATGTATCAGTAACCTTTACACTAACCCACTTTTCAACATGCGCCATAGCTACTGCACAATGGTCATGCTTTTGGGCTAAGTCGACATGGATAAAGTAATCTGTTTCTTCTTTTGGAGTAAACCATTCTTCAAATCTTCCAAAACCATCAACGGCTAAAGACAGATCATTAAATGCCATCTCAATTTTTTCACGTGATTTAAAGAATGCATCAATGGCTTCTGGTGGCATGCAGGCAAATCTTCCTAGGGCATCGGTGACGTCTCTATAAAATGCAATCTTAAAATCTTCAATGCTTCTCGTTGGGTTAACTTCCCAGGTGGGTCTGCGTATTGCATATACTTTAGGATACTTATATGAAATTATTTGATCTTCGTCCCAGAATATCTCAAACTCATTACCCACTGTATTGTCTGGCAGCGCTGGATCTAGCTTGAATAAATGAGACCTAGATATTATTTCTTTTTCAGATATTATATTATCATATCTCTGCTGGATGTAGTCATTCTTAAAGCGTGGAAATGAAAGCAGAATAACTTTACCGTAATCTGGGAAACGAGAATCTACTGATGCTCTGTACATATCATAAATTCCACTTGCAGTTTTTGCCTGATCATGTCCGCTTGTGCTATCTAATGCAAAGCCAGAGATTTCATCGAGTACGGCAACCAATACGTTATAGCCTTCGAAGGCTTCTCTTTCTGAGTGTCCAGAATACACCGTAACATTTTTATCAAACTTTATCTCTGAAGCTTTTTCAAAGTACTTCCCTGTAAACCAAGGGGAGTGGGTGACTCTATTTTTAAATCCTTTAAAGAATACATTGTTAGCTTGCTGAGCGTTAATAGCAATGTTAATAATATCTATTGAGTCACCTGGAGGTTTCCCGTAGTATGACGCTGGGTCCTTTAGGCATAATAGTAAATAGACTATATAAGCAACTGATATGGTAGAGCAGTAGTCTTTTCCACTACCTTTCCCTAACTGAGCAACTACTTCATTGCAGGTCTGCCTATATCTTAAAGAGCCTTCTTTTTCTCCGAATAACTTTATTAAGGTTGATTCTTTATAGATTTGAGATGATTTTTCTATCAATGTATATTGATGATCTGATAAATCAGGTAGACCTAAATAGTTTTTATCGGTTACAAATGTTTTTAAATCGACTGGTCTTTCATCAAATTCTTCACCGTCGAGGATATCAATAAGATCATTAAAATCAAACTCCACTAGCTTCCTCAATAATCTCTATTGGCTCAACTATTCCAGTAATTTGAGATAAGCGTTTAGCAACTTCCATTTTACATTTTGGACAGGATGCTGTTACTTCTTTTAAAATCTTTACAAGTATTTCTTGCTTTCTTTCTGACTCGGCAATTTGTCCTGCAAGTTCTGCATTGTCTAGGAGGCCAACTTCTTGTAGCATCCCGATTCTTTTTCCTTCAATGTCAGCGATTAACTTTAAGGCTCCTGATTTAACGCTTAGCTGACCTGCTTGATCCGCATCCTCTACAGTTTTCCAAGCTTCTTTAATGAGCATTGCATAGTGCTGGTCTGCCCCAGAGATAGCCTCTTTAGCCCTCTCACGGGCTGATGTGTCGTTGTGTACAACTGTCTTCCACTGATCTATTAGGCCAACTACTTCTGCTCTCTTAAGGCCTGTCAGGGTGGCAATTTGGGTAGGGTTATTCCCTCTAAGCAGTTCTTCAACTACTTTATTCATGCGATCAAAATGATCAGCTAATTCAATTTCCATATAGATATATTATACTTCTAGTTGACTAAAAACTCAAACTGACTTGGCTATTTTATATAAAACTAGGTATCCAATTAAGTCGTCTATATCATTATCCCCAGCAAAACCCTGGTTATTTTTAACTCTGTTCAACTTATCATCAATACGAACCTTAAGCTGCTCTATTGAATCCGCCGTAGAAAATATCCTAGCTGGCTCTAAAGCCGAATTGCCGTACGATATATTTTTTTCAATTAGCATGTGTGCAATTTCGTGGCAAGAAGACCATATTTTATGACCTGCTGGAGCTCCTGCTGACCTTAAATATAAGTCTGTACAATTAAAATTTGATACATCTGGAAATACTGATTTAAGTACCATAGGATTCTTCCGCCTTTAGAATTACATAGTCTACCCAACGCTCAGAGTCCTCTGGCGTATGATGTTTCCACTGATCTACAGTCTTAAACATCCTATCAACAACATTATACATTACTTGTATAGGTTCTGGCAAGTAATTTTCTTCTGAAATTTTCTTAAGAATAGGAACCATATCTTCCCATAGCTGGTAATCTTTATCTTCTTTGTATTTCCACCACGGGCACATAAAGATTATTTTAGTATTATATTTATTGCAAAAACGAATTGTTTCGCTAGTGTATTTACGAAGAACATCTTCCATATTATTATATTTTTTATAATACTGAAGCACTGCATCCATCCCACCAAACTCAGAAATGATTACAGTATTTTCTCCTAAATCAGAAATGTTATCTTTAAATAAATTTTCTAGATAATCAAAGTCAACTCCAAAAGCAGTTCTGCTTTCTTGCCACAGAAAAGTTAAATTGTAATTATTTTTTAACCTACTATGAGATCCGTACTTAAGATGACTTACATTCATCGGGATTGGGACTCCCCCAGATGCGTAAGCTACGGCACTGTCCCCTATGATAAATATATTCTTAATCATTGAAAATTCTCATCTACTTTCGATATAACGTAATCAACAATTCTTTCAGAGTCTTCTGGAGTATGGTGGTGCCATTGATCTACTGTTGGGTACACTCTACCAATTACATTATGCATTACCTCTATAGGATCAGGTAGGTTATTTTCTTTAGACAGCCTTCTAAAGAGCAAAGCAATATCGTCCCACATTTTATATATATTGTCATCTTCTATAAGCCACCATGGGCTCATAAGTATAAACTTAGTTTTATATTCTGTACAAAACTTAAGAAGCTCATAAAAATATTTGGTAAGAACTTCTTCCATATTGTTATGCTTTTGATATTGTCCGAGAGCTGCGTCCATACCTCCAAATTCAGAAACAATTACTGAGTTTTCTCCTAATTCAGATAGGTTATCTTTTAATAAATTTTCTAAGTATTTGTAGTCAACTCCCCAGGCTGTTCTGCTGTGTTGCCATAAAAACTTTAGATCGTACCCAGACTTGGATCTGCTGAAGGAACCATACTCTAAAGCTTTTGGAATGTCATTATGGATTTTACCGCCAGATGCATAAGCAATTTGGCTTTCGCCAAGGATAAATATAGTTTTAATCATTTTTTAATTAGTCCAAACTTTTCTAAGTATCTTTGAATAGTCATAGCTGACACCTGACATTCAACCCCTATCTCTGTTACTGTTTTCTTTTGTACCACATATCTTCTATATAGCCAGTCTTTGCTTTGATAGAATTTCATTTCCTACCCCATTTAACTTTATTCCAACCACGTTCGTGAAAATAGTAAAGAATTGTCTTTGTAAATACTTCAAAACTTGCAATCGCACCTGCTGTAATGGGCTCTTTAGTTATTAACCAGGAGATAAGAAATGTATCTGCTGTGCCGATGACACGCCATGTAATAGCTTTTAGTGCTGATCTTTGTTTGGATACATTCATGATGGCCACTCAATATTGTTAGGCTTGGTTATGAAGTTCCACACCTTAGATGCCCATCTCTTTACGTTTTTGCGTAGCCGATATAGCATGAATGTCTGCCCCCAAATCTACTTGTTCAATCTTATATCCGACATCACGACCATATACAATATTAGTAATGTTAGGTAGTCTTAACACTAATGCGCCATCCATAAATTCATCTTTAGCGATGTATTCTTTTACTTGATCAAACTTTAGTGGATCTTTCTCACTTGTATTGTATGTATTGCGTACTCCAAGGAGGACCTGATCTGTTCTTTTGCCCGCCTCTTTATAGAGAGCATGATGTCCCTCATGCCACGGCTGGTATCGGCCAAGCATCAGAGTTGTAGGTGCAGACCAATCGTGAAGACTAAATGTGCTGATCAAGTATGAAGACTTGTCATTTGAATCTAAGTTATGATTAACAAAAGATACATCTGGGTTTTCTGGTCGCTCAAACATTTTGTTTGTATCTTCAAATCTACCTTCAGCAATTGTATCCATGAATATTAAAATGTCTGGCTTTCCAAATGCTGCACGAGTTAATTCTGTTGGGCATACAAAGTCAACAATGACTGGTGCAACACCCTGCTTTGAAATAAGTCTTGCCATCTCGCCCATGCGGCGGGATTGCTCAAGTCGATCTTCTGGTGTAAAGCCTAGGTCTGAATTAACTGTTGCACGAACCTCATCTGCATTTAAATGAATAGCGTTAATGCGCTCCTTTAATGCTTTTGCTAACTCTGTCTTACCAGATCCTGGCAGTCCTATAATTTGAATAATCATGTTTACCTTTCTGTAAGCACTTTGTTTGCATAGTGGGCAATCCCGAATGAATCTGCCACGTCAAAATCTACTACATCTAAACCATACTTCTTGTTAAAATAATCAGCAGTTCTTTGTTTTCTCATGTTACGCAATTGGTTTTTATACCACGAGTCTGCATAGCCTGGGCTCTTTAATCGGATGGCCGCCTTCTCTTCTTTTGTCGGATTCTTGTTTCCAATATATGCCTGCCAAGAGCTAGGGGATATGGTGATTACTGAGGCTCCCGTAGACATAAGCTCAGCAATAACTACGCCATAGACATAAGACAATTTTATCACAGCATCGGGTGATCTGACAAGTATTGCGCCCTCTACTGCAATATAATCACTTTTTAGCTCGCCTAGCATAGTATGCATTTTATTTTTAGCATCATGGATCTTTTCATATATATCATTGCCTACTAAATTTATCTTACCCCATTTGATCGGATTATCATTTTCCATAAGACAAAATGCTATAGAGGTCGTCGAGGCATCTATGCCTAGGACCCTGTTGGCTTTTGTTTTAATCAGGCTGGCTAATGTCATTGATCATCCCAATAATTTTCTTTTTGTTTTCCAATGATTTATTTTTTTCACACCTGGAGCATATGTTTAAAGAATTGTATCTACTTAAAGCAATTTTACATTTTGCACAATTTCTTTTTGCGCCATTCTTTATTGCCTTTTTCTCATAATACTTTTCCATAATCTTTTTATTAGTAGCTACTCTACAGCAATCGTCAGAGCAATATTTTTGATTATGAGTCTTAGGCTCAAATAATTTTGAGCACTCAATATTTAAACATATCATATAGTTGGCACCTGATATTTTTCAATTTGAACTGTACCTACTGGTGTTTCTTTTGAATAGCATTCTTTTTTAATTGGGCAATAGGTACAAGGCATCTTAGACTTAGTTGCACCTGAAGGCCTCATTGGGAGGTCCCCACTTTGAAAGTTGTCCCATACTTCTTGCATCCACAAGAAAGCCTCTTCAATTATCTTTTTATTCTTTTCATTCATTGAAATTGGAATTACTAAGATCTCTTGAGTGTTTTTATTCTCATAAAGGAAGAATCCTTCTTTTGCATTCTTTAGCTTCATATACGTAAGAAGCTGGAGCATATGATTTGCAGAAGACTTCATCTCTGCTTGTCTTGTATCCCATACTTCTTGCTTGGCCGTTTTAATTTCTCCGATAACAGTTTCACCGTCATACTCCATAATTAAGTCTATAAATCCACGAATAGGAGGGTATTCATTTATAATTTCTTCTTCTTCTGCCACCCATTGAGGCATTGTTTTAATTAAATTTTGAAGTCTTTCGTGAGCTTGAGTACCCTGTGCCATATTAGCAACTGCTACCGCATCATTATTGTCTATAAACATTGCCCCAGAAAAAGCCATGTACCAGTACCTAGGGCAGGTTCCATGACCGTACCCAAGTGAGCTTGGGCTAAATGATTTCTTAGTCATATCTCCGTCTGCTCGTTTAGTATTACGATAAGACTCGTCAAGCAGTTCAGCAAATAGCTCTGGATCAAAATGGTGCATAGTGCTTTTTTTAAACTTTAAGTTTCTAACTATCTCTCTACCCATTATGTAATGTCCTTCCAAAAAGCCACTAACAGAATAGCAATAGGACCAAATATAATTAAAGCCTGTATCCAATTCATGAGTTGTACCTAACGACATACTTAAGTGCATCTACAAGTTTGTCTATAGACTCCTTTACTGAATAGTAAACGTTCTTCTTGTTATTGTTTACTGTTCCCGCTTTATCTTTAGCAATAGTCGAATACACTGATGACATCACGGCAAACTTAGTTGACATTGCCTGAAGCTCCATTATAAGTAGCGGGGCCTTTGCAGAAGGAACATCAGGGTTCATTAAAAGCTTTACAACAATAGATAGGGCTCTATCCAGGTGCTCATCTTGCATAAACTCATGAAGATCATTAAACTCTGTTATGTCGCTAATTAGCTCCAAAGTATTCTTATCCTCTGCCATCTTTATCTCCTAAATTATTTTCATAGATAACATTCATATTAATGATATCTATCTCGTGCTCTCCTACGTGATTCCCATTCTCGTCTAGCCCTCTTTTATAAAGCTTTAGCCTTTTACCAGTTTCATTTGTGTAGTCGTGCAATGCATCTACATACTCTTGAGTATTTTGTATTTGAGGGAATGGGAATTTAGTTCCCTTCATGTTTAAAATAGATCCGTCAAATTGGGAAACAGAAATTGGAATCAAGGATGCCACTGGTTTGCCAGCTGGGATTAAGATTTCTTTACCTATATATTCCTTTTTTATCTTTAAAACAACTGTTATATCCCCAGTCCAAAAGGAGGTTGATATTACCGAACTTAAAACATCAAACTCTTCAACAAAATGATTTGGTATTGGCATTGTCCAAAAACTTACATCTTTATCTGTCTTAAAAATAAGATTTGTTGTAAGGCTTACGGTACCTTCTCCTCTTCCTTCCCAGATAAACTCCCCGCCACTTAATGGTCTTGCTGGTATAGCTACGTCGCCATCCCATACAAACCGAATGTCTTCATTAAATGAAACTTCATATCCTATTGTATTTACAAATGTCATAGGGTAACAGTTATATGTTGCTGGAGTGAACCAGTCTCTTTTTACAGAAAGTTGCTGCAAGTCTGCGCTTGGCTTTGAAACATCCTGCTTATACACATCAACTTTATACATTATTATCCTCCCAAAATTCTATGAGCTCTTCTAACACGGACCACTCAATAATACCAAGTCTAACTTTAGACTCACTGCCAATTATAATTTTTAAAGCTGGGTGCATATTTCTATTTACTTTAAATGTATCTGTACAGATTTTTGCCCAGTTGTCTTTGTTTAAAGTAAAAGATGTCCCTGCTTCTTTATAGTCTACTAAAAATTGTTTCCACTGTGCGTCACCCTTTTGGTAATCTCCTCTGCCAGAATTCTTTTGGGCTTTAGCCCCATCTCTTTTGACTTCAGATCTTTCAGACATTACTTAACCTCTATCTCTTGAACATTAACCTTTAAAAACTGAAAGTCTTTATCTATAAAATCTTTTTCGCCTTCATGACCTACGTGGTGTTCTTGAGAATAGAACTCTCCATAATTATTAACAGGATCTTCACCTTGATCGTATGTAACGAATAACCTTAAAAAATATCTATCATTTAAATAAAATGGTTTTACTGCATGAAAGAATGGGCTTGACGATGGCATTACTACTGCATCACCAGCGGTTGGTTTGTATCTATAGCTTATGTCCAAATCCTTATTATAGGCGCATATCTCTCCACCTTCATAATTATCATTGAGATAAAAGTTTATTGTTACTATATTCTTATGTTGTTTAAATACACCGTCTACATCAAATTCGTCTACGTGGTACCCCATCAATAAATCTGATTCCCACTTCATGTTTTTAAACATCAAATGATTATATTTAAAAAAATCAATCTGATAGTAATCTTTATTTAAATTTGTGCTCTCCCAATTTTTTATGAATGATGGCCATATGCCATTTTCTCCAGAGAACTCTTCAATGTAATCTTTAGCAACATAATCAAATGCATCACAAATATCTTTTGCGGGAGACGAATCTTCTCCGCTTGCTCTATTAAAGTCTAGCGAAGACCTTGAGCCATTCTCATACCATTTTTCCCACTGGACTTCATTGCCAGAATCAATCATATCAATGATAGCAGAAACATCTTTTAGTATGTTTTTGTAAACAACAATTTGTGGAGCAATTACAATCTTCTCCATTATCCATTTACCTTTACTTGATTGGCATGACCATTCTTGCATTTCCAGTTCATTGTAAAATCAAATGAGTTCCAAAAATAGCTATCGCAGAACTCTTCACATTTAAAGCAAGGCTTGCTGCCACTTATTTCTTCTAGGTTAGAAAATTCTGGATCTTTTTTATTTAAAAACTCATTAATATTTGGCATCTATTTCCTTCTGTAAAGATGTAACTACGTCTGGGTTATCACGTAAATACTGAACAGCTTTAGGTCTGCCCTGTATTCTCTCTTTATTTATAGTATACCACGCACCACCCTTTTCAATAATGCCGCACATCTCAGCAGCATCTAGGGTTTCTCCTACTATATCTACACCAAGAGCTTCCCCTTGGTAGTAAAAGTCATATTGTCCTGATAAATTTGGGGGGCCGAGTTTGTTGTAATCAATAATCCAGTTAACTGGTCTTCCGACTCTCTGCTCAATGATCTTGTCGCCAACCTTAACGCCAGCTTTAATAGCATTAGCCTCAGCTTCTGACGACCATAACTTAATGACAGTGGAAGAAAAGAACTTGACTGCCATGCCACCTGTGGGGATGTGACTAGCGTGCATAGATCCAAATTGATTTCTCTGTTGTGAGATGAGAACAAGTAGTGTGTTTTTGTTTGCATAGTTTAACATCTTGACTGCGTGGGTCATATCCTTTGCTTCTGCGCCGATTTGCTTAGTGTCTTGCAAATCCTTCATTTCATTTCCGTCTTTTTCAAAATAAATTGCTGGCAGTAATGCAGATATAGAATCCACTACAATAATATCAACACCAGCATCCATAAGCTTTGTAGCGACATCAACCATATCATTAACTGTTTTAGCTGGAGAGTAGATAAGAGAAGATGAATCTACTCCCAGGGTTTCAGCCCAAGATTGATCGTATGAAGCTTCAGCATCAATCCATGCACAAGTTTTGCCTTCTTTTTGTGCAAGTGCAATCATTTGTAAACAGAATGAAGATTTTCCTGCGGACTTATTGCCCCATACTAAAACCTGTCTGCCGTACCCAAGGCCACCTTTTAAAGCCATGTTGAGTCCTATACTAGGAGTTTTTTGCTTTTCAACTTTTACATCCTGTGCAGCTTTAACTCTTGCTCTTGTTTTCGGATCTAGCCCAGCTAATATTTTATCTATCTCAATAGTCATTTGTATTCTTTCTTCTCTTTACTATTATATCATTTAATAATGGTATTTGGAACAGTATAATCTTTAATCTTTTTGGTTAAGTTTAAATAAAAATGTTTGGTCTTCTTCGTTATAATCTATTTGCAATTCTTTGTCTTCAGTTATTGCATTTAAAAATTGTGTTACTGGGATTGAGACCTCTCCCATTTTTTCCAATATGCCGACAAGAATTCTTGGAGCATTTAATTGGGCATAAATTTCTTGAACATTAATATCACTCATTTTATTTCCTTTACATTTAAAGTTCCATCATCTAGTTTAGATAGAACAACCTTACATTTCATTCCTTCACGCATTTTTGCAAGAGACATTTTGTACATAGTCGGGAAAACAATTGCTCTTGTAAGTTCCTTGTCAGCATTTGATAATACAATATGGCTCATTGTCTTTCCAGCTTTTGTTACATATGGGGTAAAGTCTACTACAAAATACTCATCCTCTTCAAGATCATATTTCTTTTTATATAGGTAATCTACAAAAGAATTTTCTGAGTCGGGATTCATATCGCTAACCTTTACATATCTTGCAATACGATTATCTCCGACAAGAATAAAGTACATTTGCCCTGTCTCAATTTGAGTTTGTTCTGTATGGAATAACCCGATTGACCCAGTCTCATCTACTAGTTCTACTCGTGCCCAACCGTTTCCTCGCTTAATGCTTTTTACCATTCCAAACATTACAAAGGACCCAAGGTCATCGAACTCCTCGATAGGCCTTGCCTGAGCTTTAATTCTTGGGGGGATCCCCTCTAGATTAAATGTAGGAATACCTAGGTATTCGTAGTAATTGTCTTTTTCATTGCCTTGCCTTTTGTTATCATCAAACGCAGCACCGCCGATGGAGTTAAGAGCATTAATAGCACGGCTGTTAATGCCAGAACCTTTACTCGATGCTTTTTCAATAAATTCAGCATAATTTTTATATGGCCTCTTATCAATTATTTTATTTGCAATACTATCTGAAATAAATTTTACTTCAGCTAAACCAAATCTAATAGACTCCCCCTGCAATGAGAAGTATATATCTGACTCATTAATGTGTGGGAGCTTAACGCTAAGGCCTAATCTTTTTGATTCAATTAGGTATTCGGTTCTTGCGTCCTTGTCATTTTCATTTTTAAGAATTGAAAACATGAACTCAAGAGGGTAATAAGTTTTAAGCCAAGCAGTATAATAACTAAGCATGGAATAAGCAACAGCATGAGAACGGTTAAAAGAATACCCAGCATGAGCCTCGAAAGTATGCCATAGCGTTTCGGCCTGCTTCTTAGAAATGTGTTTTGAAGCCCCAGCAATAAACCTATCTTTGAACTCGTCGAATTCTTTTGCATCTTTCTTCTTTCCAATAATTTTACGCACCTTGTCCGCTTCGGACCAGGTCATTCCTCCTAGGTGTACGCAAGCCTGCATAACCTGCTCTTGGTAAATAATAACTCCGTAAGTATTTTCTGTAAATGGCTTCATGATTGGATGAATAAACTGTACTGCTTCATCTCCGTGCTTACGCTTAATATAAGATGCGCCTACGGTATTCATAGCACCTGGACGAACTAATGCGTTTGATGCTGCAAGATCTTCAAACTTATCTACGCCCATCTTAATAAGCAAATTGGTATACGGTGTTGCTTCAGCTTGAAACACTCCCTTAGTATACCCATCGCTAAGCAACTTATATACCTTGGGGTCATCAAGAGGCAAGCTAGATAAACTAATGTCTTTCCCAGAACGTTTTTTGATTGATGCAAGGGTATCGGAGATCACAGATAAAGTCTTAAGACCTAGCGCATCTAGCTTAATAAGACCTATATCTGCAACCGTATCCATATCGTATGCGACGACTGGAATTCTACCTGAAACTAGATCGCTAGCATCAGCTCTTGATTCCACTGGTGCGTATTTTCTAAGTTCATCTTTTGCTACTACAACACCTGCTGCGTGTACGCCAACAGATCTTATTCTTCCACGCAATCTGTCAGCAAGCCAAACAACTTCTGGATACTTTCCTCTAAACTCTTTTGTGTTTGGGGAATCAATAAAATCCTCAAAGGTATCAATAGACTTCATTGCACGATTAACATCTGAAAGAGGAACCATAAATACACGAGCAGCATCTCTAATAACACCCTTATCTTTAAAATAAGTGTATGTAGAAATAGAAGCAACGTGCTTAAACTTTTTCTTTAAATAGTCTTTAACTTCCTTACGACGACGGTCTTCAAAGTCAGTATCAATATCTGGAAAGTCATTACGCTCTGGGTTAATAAAACGGAAGAACAGTAAATCATATTTAATTGGGTCTACATCTGTAATACCTAATGCGTAGCATACGAGTGAACCTGCCGCTGACCCACGACCTGGACCAACCCTGATATCATTTTCCTTAGCCCAGTTAATCATGTCTGCCACAACTAAAAAGTATGAAGCAAATGACTTATCTTTAATTATAGATAACTCTTCAGCAATTCTATCTAAGTAGACCTGGTCTGTAAGACCTAGCTTTTTAAGGCCTTGTGAGGCCATCTCAGACAGTTTCTCATCAGCATCTGTCTTAGGTACTGGGAGTAGGTCTAGTCCACTGTTAAAGTCGTAATCCTCAATCTTTTGAGCAATCTCCATTGTATTATCATATATATCTGTACGAGTAATGCCTGCTTTATTAAAGTCCGCCTCAATTTCAGAGCGTGTTTGAATAAATAGATTATAGTCTTGAAAAGATATTCTACGATCTGGGTATAGGTAATTTAATCTATCATTAATATCTTTAATCTGTCTAGACATTTCAAAGTCAGCATCTTTATCCATCTTAGGAGATGTCGACAATATGAGCATGGCTTCTTCTAATACTCTATCTTCTTCTTTAGCAAAGTGAGCATCACCTGTTGCCACCGCCTTAATTCCCAACTCATCTGCGAATTCTAAAAGCTTTGAGTTTATTTCTTCTGGGTTGTGAGATTGAACCTCAACATAAAAGTCTTTACCAAAAGTTTTCTGAAAATCTTTGAGAACCATTTTAGCTTCAGAGAACTCGCCTTTTTCAATAGCCTTAGAAATAAGACCGTTAAGACATCCAGACAATACAATAATACCTTCTGAATATTCATTTAAAACCTCTCTGTCAATTCTTGGCTTATGATAAAAGCCTTCGTTCCAAGCAAGCTCTTGGAGAATATTAATGTTTTCTAATCCCTTTTTATTTTTTGCTAAAAGGATGATGTGGTTATATGCCTGGATAGATTTATCTGTCTTTGAAGACTTATCAAATCTATCTGTTGGAGATATGTAGGCTTCAACTCCAAGGATTGGCTTTATTCCTTCTTCTTTGCAAGCAATCTGCATTTCTCTATGTGAAGACAATGTTCCATGATCTGTAATTGCTATTGCTGTTTGCCCCGCCGCTTTCGCAGCCTGAACAAGTTCGAGGGGAGAGTTAAGACCATCCATTAAAGAATAGTACGAATGCACATGCAAGTGTGTAAATTTCATTTAACTCTCCGCCTCTTAACCTATTACCAGTCTACGCTACTAGATGAGCTAGACTCTTCTTCATTTGAATGTTCGCCTGCAAAGAACGACTCTTGTTCTGTGTATGGCATGTCACGCACTGCTGTTTCCTCAAGCTTATAAAGCTCAAGAGATGAAGCATCAAATGGTGTTTCATCTTTTGCAAGTGGGATAATTGTGTAGCTTGTGTCAGTCTTTGTTCCAGTTCGCTTGATGCGCCACATTAGGTTAGTAATGCTTCCCATCTCCCCAGCGTACTCAATAAGTGTTGGTGTTACAGTTTTGCCGCTTGAACCTTGAGAAAGAATTCCAACGTACGGATCTTCCTTGCCATCATCGACGAGTACATTAATATATAGTCGTGAACGGCCTTTCCAACCAGCTTTGTAATCTTTGCGATGTTGCTCGCAACCATAGCACTTACCTTGATCGTCCATTGAGCAAAGGGCTTTACGGCGATAGTCTTTTGGATTAGTATGCTCTACAGCAATAAATCCTAGACCGAGCTTTTCGTTATATGTAGGTGAATCTGGATCAAGCTCTTGAAGGAAACGAATCTTTACGCTTTCGCTATCCTCTAGCTTTACCCAACGAGCCTTTGTGCCGTCTCCACCTGAAGACTGCGGCTTGTCCATTACTTTGTTAAGGTCTTTCAACCCTTTTACTATTCCCATGTTTCCTCATTTCATATAATTGATGGTGTATATCCATCTTTAGTTTGTTTTTATTATGGGGCCCAAGATCGATATTCGATATCGGATACTGAATTCTTGATACAGGCTTTAATTTCTTCTTCAGTCATATCGCCTGCATCTTTTGCATCATGTGGATATATCTTACCATATTCATAGGATCCCCACAAGATGTCTTTATTCTTTAATCTATTGGCTATGCTCAAGCCTAGCTCTCTGCCAGCCAAATCTGTGTCTGTCATTATTGTTATTTTATTAAAATATCTATTTAGAATATTGTGTTGTTCTGTTGATAGAATCCCACCTAGGGTTGCTACAACATTTGGGAATCCAGCCTGATGAATCTTGATTGCATCAAAGTTAGACTCAACAACAATTACATGGTCACCAATTTTTTTAGCACGATGAACATTAAATAGGGTTTTGCTTTTAGGCAAATTAGTACTATTCTTAAATGACTTGCCTTCAATTGATCTTCCAACCAGGCCAATAGGGGTTCCGTCAGGACTATGAACTGGAGTAATAACCATATTCATTGATGTTGAGTAGCCCAATCCAAAATGCTTCATTGAGTCTTCATCAATACCTCTAGAGTTAAGGTAGTCTCTTGCGACCTTATTGCCCGCAAGGTCTGCATGAAGTCTATCTAAGGTCTCCTGAGAAAACTCTTCAAAGTCTGGCTTATCCTCAAACATGCTTGCCATTACTTCATCAAAATTATTTAACGCTTCTTGCTCTTGTGCTGCAATAAATCTAATTGCTTCAAAATCATTTTTATGAAGTACACGCCTTACAAGCTCTGTTAAGGTTCCAGATTCTCCACAGGATGGATTAAAGCAAAGCCATACACCTGAAGTTTTGTTTATACAGCAACTTGCCGTGTGCCTATTAGAATGAAATGGGCAGTAGAACATAACCTCATTGCCAGGTTCTGCAACTACATCTAAGCCAAGAGCTTTTACTATTGACTTAATATGGTTGGGCGCATATTGCGTGGAATCAATTTTCCTTGCGTTATACCCTCTGATAGCCATGCTTGCTTCTTTCCTACGTATACACCATGGAGTGTCATTAAGAACTTCCATGTCTCACCTGTAAATTCTACCGAAAAGGCAGTATCTATGTCAAGTACTCTTACATAACCTTGATCTCTCATTTGATGAATAAGCAAGTTTTCATACTGATGCCTAATTCTAATCATGTCTGAGTCATCTAGGAATTCTACATTTATTTGAAATCTTTTAATTCTTTTGTGCGTCATTCTGGAATGGGTTCTCGTAAATTTCTTTGACGATACCACGATTGATATCCCAGTCTAGATAGAAATTAAAGTCATGACCGTGTCTATTCTTACGAGAGACAATCTCAATCATATTAGTTTGTGGGTATCTATGAACGGCTAAAGCCATATCAGCATCATACTCAATTGCCTTTGACCAAGCTACCTGACTCATCATTGGCGGATTATCTTGATCAGAGATATCATCTGCAGTTGCTGCCGTGATATCAATGATAGGAATATTGTTAGATACCGCAAGCATCTTAAACTCACGAGAAACATTTCTATTTCTTTCTACTTCAGAGTTAGATCGCTTGTTATCATTAAATAGCTGGTGGTAATCTAGAATAACTAAGTCTGGCTTATGCTGATCTATTTTACCTTGAATAGTTGCAGGAGTAACTTCTGATGCACCCTCATTTGAAATCAGTACAAAGCTGCCCTTACCCTCAAACTTCTTATTTCCCCAACTGCGGAAATCATCAATGTTAATATCACCCTTTGACAAATCGCTTGCACGGAATATGCCAGAGCCAAGCATTGTAAATATACGGTCACGCATATTTTCAGGAGACATTTCAAGAGAGACAATCATCGGCTTAAATCCTTGTTCCCACGCCTTACAAGCAAGGTATGAAGTAAACCAAGTTTTACCTTTACCTGGCCAACCAATTGCTACAATAAGATGTCCTGGAGCCATACCTGTTGGATATGCTTTATCAATTGCGTCAAACCCTGTAAGTATTCCTGGCGCTCCACCCATTACAGATGAACGCTCTTTAACTGACTGATAATGCCTTGCAGCATTCTCAACATCAATAATATCTAAGTCTCTTACATTGTTTGTATATCGGCTTAGTCCAGCAAGATCGCTTTGCATCTGTGCAAGAACTCTAGAGGCGGCATCTTCTTTAAGAGCAGATCCTCCACGCATAATAATTGTCTTAAGCTTGTTAGAGATAAACTCATTCTTGAGTATGTCTAGGTAGTACCCAGTCTCTGCTTTAGCCTCAACTGGTTCGAAATCTTTGTGTCGTTCCATAAGTACGCCTGCTTCAGGAACTGCTTTAAACTTATAATAGTATGACTTTAAACTTTCCCAGATATCTCTGTGTGATGTAAAAAGATCATCTACGTTATCCGCCAGTAGCGTACTGATATCTTTATTCTTACATACAGCAGAGATTAATGTTGCTTCTGTATTCACTCTTCGCCCTCCACCATCTTCTTAGTCTCATTCAGTAGAATGCTACGGT